GGTTTTTATCAAACACAGATTAGAATAACGTTTGAAGTCTTTGAAAATCTTTAATTATGGAAATCACAGAAGAAATGCTTGATGCAATCGAAGCGGTGAAGGGTCGCAGAGATCCAGCCTATTGGGATAATCGTTGTAAGAGATACATGGAAAAAAACAAAACGGCTGTAAAAAATGTAAAAGATACTAAAAAAGGTTAATATACCTGTAATAACTTTTCTTTGTTCACATGACGGCCATTAAGGGAGACGTTGGGAAGATCATGTTTGAAAATGCCGGCGGCACTGAGGCAGACGTTGGCCAAACAAGATCATGGTCATTATCCGTTACGAAAGACACCCACGAAACAACCAAGCAGGGTGACACCTCAAAATCATTTATTGGTGGTTTGATTTCTGGTGAAGGTTCAGCAGAACTTCTATATAATCCGAGCGAAACAGGCGCAGGTTATACAACTTTTATTGATGATGTTTTAACAACAGGCGATAATGGTGATGCTCTGTTTGAGTTGTTTCCAGACTCATCGACTTCAGCAAAGAAGATTAGTTTTGCTGGCATTATCACAGGTGCAGAGTATGGTGCAACGCTTGGTGAAACTCAAGTTATTAATGTTTCGTTTATTACTAACGGTGCAATTACCTCTGTTATTTAATAGCATTA